GTTGTTCTCATGAAAATGTTTAGAGATAGTATATGGATCTACATTCTTTTCTTTAAATAAATTACTTAAAGTCTCACCATAGTTTTCCTTTACACTTTCATAATTAACTGAGCCATCATCATTGTAGGCTTTTATTTCAGTAGGTTCTTCTTCAGGTTCTTCTTCAGTTTTAGATTCTTCTTGCTCTGCAACGTTATCATTATCTCCTAATTTTTTTTGGAGTTCAACGTAAGCCTGTTCTAATTCTTCAGCATTCTTATATTTACCAGCAAGTAATTGTTGTTGTTCTGTTACTAACTTCTCACCAACTTGTAGCGAGTCCTGTTCTTCAGCAGATAACCCTTCTTCTTGTGGTGCATCATTATTTAATGTTAAAGTTTCAGCCATTTTATTCTTCAGTAGGTGGTTGTTCTTCTTCAGGTTCTTCTAACATCTGAGGGTTCTTACTTGGATCCATTAAAGGAGCACTAGCAAGTTGTCCCATTTGTTTAGTCATTTCCTGAGCTTGTATTTGTTGTTGTTGTTGCTGCATTTCTTGTTCAAGTTGTTGCTTACTCTTAACAAGATTCAATACATCTATACCTTGTGCAGCTGCAAGACGTTTAATATATTCAGCTGGTTCTACGTATTTCATTAACGCCTCTGGTCCCATAGTCTGAGCCAGTGTTGTTACGAATTGAGTTAAGCTTTCTCTGTCTTGCCCTCTACCTAAAGCATTAACTCCAGCCACAATTTGTGGTCTAACTAGATCTTTAGGTATGGTTGGTATTTGATTATTTCTTTGAAGTATATGTAGTGTTCTGTCGAGATAAGGTATTAAAAATTCTACAGTTAACAAGCTGAAGAGACCACCCAATTGTTGTTCGAGTTCTAGCTGAGTAAGGCGTACCTCCTCTGCTGTAGTTCTTTCGCTTTGTCTTATCTGTAGAACAAGGAATGCCTCATTGATTCTTCTTTCTAAACTAGAAATCATTTCAGCTGCTGTTCTAAAATCAGCAGTCTTTCCTACTTGTACTACCTGTACATCTTCCGCTCTTCCCTGTACGATTGCTCCGTTTCCTGCTTGAGCTAGGGTCTTTGGTTTAGTAGTGGATGAAGGACTAACAAGAAAAACAACTTTAGCTGCTGCTGAACTGCCTTCTGTCAGTGCTTGTGATAAACCTTCTAAAGATTTAAGGTCGCCCAGAAACTCTTCAACTCTGCCACGTCCGTAATCTTCTCCGTCCACGGTATTGAAGCGTAAAACGAGCCAAGGATTAGCATTTTTAGGTGCACTACTTCTACTACCTTTTATAATTCTATCGAAAACTTCTTGGTGCCAAACCCATCGTCCATTCTCTAGACGTACATAGGTAAACACTTCTACTTCATTTTCATCAGACTTGTCTTCGTCAACCGGACTTGGTTGAAATGATTCTCCTAAGTCTGCATTGAGAACCTGACGACTTATAAGTTCCTTTGTGACTATCTCAAGAACGTTCCCGTTTCCATCTCTATTAATAACGAAACGGTTAAGGGGATAGTGTTTGAGACCATCTTTGCCCATAAATATTAATGCATTCCCAGATACAATTAAATGTTTTAAAGCTTGATTAAGTACTACCCTGTCAGTTGAAGCGTTTACATAATCCATAACCATCCTTTCCATTTTTGAAAAAGATAAATCCATTTCACTTCTAACTTCAGCTGGTAAATCTACTCCTAATTTGTCATCTCTTATTTGTAATTTAAAAAATGTTGTTTGAGGAGGTAGAAGGGCTAAACCTAGCTTTGCTGATAAATTGACAACCGCTTTGGCACCTATGCTCTGCCATGGTGTACTTAGTTTTTTATGATCGGGACCATTAATATCATCTTTAATTAGATAAGGCAACGTTAACTTACTACAATCAACTGCGGTATCAAGGAACTGAGAACGACCAGCGGATAGTCGATTGTATCTTGTACGTGCCTCGGTCATACGTTAATACCTAAATTTGGTGTGTCATTAACGCCAGTATTAACAGCAGGAGCTGCACCTAATCCTGATAAACCTTTGGCAACTGTTTGTTTATCTCGTTTCTGTTTTGCATTCTGTTTAATCTTAATTGATTCGTCTGGTTTTTTTAATTTTTCATCATCCAAAGCTCCCATCGCAGGTGGTCCAGGTGGTCTGACTGATGGTGGTGGTGTTTGTGATCTTGTTGGTGTTGGTGTCGATGATCGATTTCTATTTCCTATGATGCCAAGCTGACTTGCAATTGTAGTTGCACCAGCTATAGCTGAAATTATAGGGACTACTGCTGCACACATGTTAAATTTCCTCGTCCATAATGGATCTTATATATTCAATAACGCTGGCTTGTCCAGCACGGTACATGATTGTCTGTACATCTTCTTTGGGATGGATTGGTTTCCAACCGAAGTTTTCTTCTAACTTTGTAAGTAACTTATCTAGTCTGTCGTTATGTAACTTAAGCGTAGCTAGGGAGATTCCTGTTGTCATGTTCAAAGAATGCTGGCATACGAGCTGATTTTGTGGCAGAAAGCTGTGGTGCTTTGCCTTCATACATCAACCGATCACTCGCATCCAGCCAAAATTTTTTGTCCAAATATTTATCGGTTGTATTTTCTTTAAGGGGTTGCATTACCCATGCAATAGTTGCTTTCCGAAGTTTATCCAAAGAGTTACTAGGAATAAGCCCCAGCTCACGACATACAAGACTATTAGTCGCAACGTGGATTTGTTCATCTCTGGAAATATCAGCTGATACTGTTCTAAGAGCAGCGTCACCAAGAAAGCGAAACATAGGCAATAGAACAAAGAATATAGCTCGCTCGGCCACGAGAGCTTTTGTAATGGTGTGGTCTGGGTGTTGTATCCAAGCATCTCTCAATAATTTTCCTTCGTTTTCAGCAGTTGGATCAGAGCCATGGGATTCAATAATGAAACCCAAAGCCCTATCATGTTTGATCTCGTCTTTAACGTTCGACTCAAGAAGTGTCCTCGCTGACTGCGGGACTTCCTTCTCCAATCCTTGTGTAATAAATTCTCCAACTGGTAGCTCCATATGACGTATTGCGAGAGCACGCAAGATGGTTTCTTCAGCACCTTCTTTTACTTTTCCTTTTGTGGGTTGGACCGGTGTCCAAGTTCGTTTTCTATTTAATAATTTTTCGTAGGGGTTCATTGTTGACAGTCACAAGCTAATTCATCTGGTTTATTACTCATAATCTGTGCCAAGTAATCATCAACAGCAGTGTCATCTAATGCTGCATAAGCATCTGTTTTATCCTGTGTATTATTCATGACTTGAAGCGCATAATATAAAGAAGTTTGTGGGCTGAGTAACCACTCTTCTATAAAAGCTTCATCGTAAGTCACCATATCGCTCCAAGAATTGAAGCTATAGCCATGAAGCAAACCTGTTCGTTCCAGCATAATCATTATCTGATCTGCCACTAACTTATAACTCTCCCATCCAACCTCGGATGCGATCTCTACGTTGCCATATTCAACTTTCTCTATTCCAAATTCACCTGAATCTCTATCCACTGTCTTTGAAATAGGTGGAGCAATCTCTGGTGTTGCAGTAAATCCATTTATGTCTTTACTTCTGTATGAACAACTGGCAGTTGGAGCTATGGCAAATGCTCTGACCATGTTGTTTTCTCTTGCTATGTTTGCTGCTTCTTGTACGCCCAGAAAAAGTTCGCGTGCAGCTAGTCCCGCGATACCATCGTAGCTCTCAGCATTGTTAGTTGCTTTAAGAGCTTCGCCAAACTGGGCGTAGGTTATGTTGTTGTTTGCTAAGAAGTTAGCCAGACCTAAGAGTCCGAATCCAACTTGCCTGTCGATACTTGGTGATAGGTACTCTCCAGACTCGTCAACCCCTGTCCTACCATGTAACTCACACAGCGAGGACATGCCTTTACGGAAACCTGATCGTAAGTCGCCGATAGTACAGGCAGACAAATTAAGGTGCTGTAAAAGACACGTTCCTCGTGAGGGCAAGTAAACTTCAAGACAGACGTTCGACCAAATTCTGTTTCCTTGTTCATCGTATTTTATTTTGTTAAGCCAAATGTCTCCTTTGGC